TGAAGAATTGAACCCAGATACAATAGAAGACGAGAGTGGGTATGATGATTTTAGAATACTAGCCAGCAATGTGTATAGTGACGAGACATTACACTGTGATGACCTATTTGTTCAATCCGACATTCAATACTTTGAAATGAATGAAGAAGACGAGGAGGATGATACATATGACCCATAAACAGACACATATATCATGATATTTATTCGGTAATTTACCATTTGTTTTTTTTGACATTAATAGCTGGTCCAGTACGTTTTTTACCCTTACTTGGGTCATATGCTTCATCTTCATCATCTGAACCCATATTTTTAGATATATCCCAAAACTCCTTTGACCCCAATCTAAAATCGGGGTGTTTCTCTGCTTTATACCAAAATATCTGGTCATTTAATTTATTTGATTTTGCATTGTTATTAATCACTAGACATTCAAAGTTCTCAGTTGTTTGGTCCATAACTCCACAAAATGCTTCTAATGTAGGAAACATACTCGCATAGTTCTCCCATATACGCTTTCTGTTTGTGAGATAAGGTTCTCTTAATATAAAAACATAATCAATATTTGTTCTTAGATTCGGTGGGATACCTAATGGATATTGCATTGTAATAATCAACATAATCTTCCAGTGACGTCCATTCATAAATAATAAACGCATCATTTTATCACGTGTCCAAGACTGGTCATATAAACAATCATCTAGAATAACAAACGCACGGGGGTCTATGGTTGTCTTACGATACATTTCTATTTCTTTATTTACTTGTTTCAGGACAGTTTTTTGGCGTCTCAGTACGTTCTCTATTAGTACTGTATTATATTCTTCATGAATAAACAATTTAGGTACATGAGCAGCATAAAACCCGTTTCCTGCTTCTGTACCAGATATAACGGTACCAATGGGTATATCTTGATGATAGAATAATAAATCTCTTACTAAAAACGACTTACCTGTATCACGACGTCCTATCATTACAATCACCGGTCCTTTGTTCTCATCTGGCTTAAATGTAATTTCCCGCATATTAAATTTTTTTAATTCTAGTGTCATTCAAGATAATAGTATATATGATAGAGATATAATCCTTAATATTGTCTAAACGAGTGTGTATTTACTAAATCAAATGAGTTTAGATGTATGCTTTTTTTTATATAATTCCATTATACCATTTTCATATAAAATGTCATCATTACCTGTATTTCCAATTACTTTATACAATAATTGTCATTTAGATATAGATAGTTTAGAACAAACAGTTGAAGGTTCTCCTGATGATTTAGAAAATGATTATAATCCTTTCAGAATTAGTCAGTTTCAAACATATAACCCATTGTATGCCCATTTTCTTTCATTGAAGAATGAACCTGATAATCACTTGGTTCAGTTAAACCATAAATTTCATATTATAAATAAGAATACAGTCACCGATGTCCTTACCGGAACAACACGCGAAAAGCCGATTTTTATTAAATATTCTCCACTATTGGACCCCATCCGATTCATGATTGGCAAATATGTACCAGATGGTTCTGCTATATACAATTTACCAAAATTAAACACATCACACTACCATAAGTTAGATGATAAGAATAATGCTGCATATACCGACTGTTTTTTTTACTATCTGACGAGTAAATCATTGCACGAATATAATTTTATACACGGTATTGATTTTTATGGCAGTTTTCTAGGCATTCAAGATAAGTATAAGATGAATGTTGCAGATGATATTGAATATCTGAACACGTCTCCATATTTCAATGACAATCTAAACAAATTGTTTTCTATATGCAATCATGATGTATCGTCTTATTATGCGGATAGTTCTCGCACAAACCGCACCAAATTGCGTATATCCAGCAATATCAATCATAATATTAGTGCGATTTCACTTGATGATATAATAGACCTTGACGGTTCTAATACAGAAATGGTTGAAACTGAAACTGTTTATGAGAACACCACCAAATTAAACTCTTCTGGAAACTCTTCTAATAATAGTATTTCTAGTTCAGACAACAGTGAATATAACGATAGTTCAGATGAAACTGGAGATGAAGATGATGATTCCAATTCAAATTCTGATGATGAAGAAGATTGGGAAACTGATTCCGATGATGCAGTTTCTTCAGACGAAAGCACTCATAGCGATGACGTACAATACGGATATATAAATAAGTTTCCTGTACAATTGATATGTTTAGAAAAATGCAAAGGCACCATTGACGAATTGTTTATTAAGCATAAGCTAGATAACAATACTGCTGCGGCTGCGCTATTCCAAGTAATAATGATGTTAATCACTTATCAAAAAATGTTTCATTTCACACATAACGATTTGCATACAAACAACATTATGTACATTGATACGACCGAACCGTATTTATACTACAACTACGAGAACATTTGTTATAAAGTGCCAACGCACGGCAGAATATTCAAACTTATTGATTTTGGACGTAGCATATATAAATTCAATGGTACAATTGTATGCAGTGATAGTTTTGCCCTCGGAGGTGATGCAGCAACTCAGTATAACTGCGAACCGTATTATGATAAAACCAAACCCCTAATTGAACCCAACTATAGCTTTGATTTATGCAGATTAGGGTGTTCTATTTATGATTTTATTATTCCAGATAATGAGGATTACTCTAAGTACGATGAGTTACAAAAGACGATACATAGATGGTGTTTAGATGACAGAGGAAAGAATGTATTATATAAACGAAACGGCGATGAACGTTATCCTAATTTCAAATTATATAAGATGGTGGCGAGAACCGTGAATAATCACACTCCACAAGAACAACTTAAATACCCATATTTTAACCAATTTGCTTACTCCGGCAAATTAAGTGATGATACCACTTGCATGGATATTGATAAATTACCTTGCTGTGTTTAGACCAAATGAATTATTTACTAACTAACTATATAGTAGATGATTGAGAACACAGAGGACGATACTACTCCACCTGAAAAATGGTTTTGTTATATTTTACGTAATAAACAACCTAGATATAGTCATTTAACATACAATGGTTCTACAAACAATCCATATCGTCGGCTTAGACAACATAATGAGGAAATCTCTGGCGGTGCTGTATATACTCACGGTCGTGGAGGCGGATGGGAAATATATGCATTATTAACAGGTTTTCCTGACCATCGGAATGCATTATCTTGTGAATGGAGAATCAAACATACTAATGGCAAACCGGGCAAACGACCCACTAATCATCTTGGCGTAAATGGACGTATAGTCGGACTGAACGATGTATTAAAGTTGGATAAATGGACGAGCAAATGTCTAACAAACAATGCGGATATGCAACTGACACTCTATTTGGCACAAGATGTTGCACATTATATAGACAACCAATCACTACCAACTAACATTCAAGTAGTAATTGGAATACCAGAATTTACGAAGTAACATCTCATTTTCGTAAGAATGAGATGCTATGGCTTACTATCTAGAACCCAGGATCACCTGTGAATACCTCGGTAGCAGACGGATTAAGAACCGCATTATCAGTAACAATGTTAAAAAAATCAGTCATTGTTCCATTTGATACATTGAATGCGAAAATGGCAGCCACACTAGATATCAATACAATCACTGCGTCTCTTATAACCAACTTTAATGGCTTCCATTCCTTTGAAATATATTTCATCTCAATTATTTTGATAGAACAAAAGAGAAAGGTGATTAATAGTGCCAATATAAACAACTTTTCCATTTTTAAATATATAATTCAACGACGATTATATATTACTTATTTATACGCATATCCCTAAATATCGTTTTTACTACAAAACTAAAATAATTCTTCTACGTCGTTTAAGACAAATGCATCGGACATAGGTTTAATTCCGGGTTCATTGTCTAGAACAGATATGTCACTTAAAGAAATTGGGTCTGTGTGGATTTGAATACGGTCTTCATCATCTGATTCTTGTTCATCTAATTTACGCTGAATCGCACGTGAAGTACTTATTTCTTCTAATCGCTCAATCGTTTTAGGAGCATCTATTTGATTGACATTATTACTTTCGTCTAATACTGAATCTAAATCATTGAATGATAACTTTGTCACCACTTCCTCATTATCAATATTTTGAATAACAGGAACAACCGCTGGAATGTCCTCTTCTTTTGTAATATGAGCATCTATCGGCTTTTCTTCATCCGCTACTGCCACTGGTTCTGGTTCTGGTTCTGGTTCTTCATCTTCTATTTTCTCAATAGTTACTTCTTCTTCTTGTTCAATGCTTTCATCCATGTATGCACGAATAATTGCCTCGGTCGGAATACTTTCACGTATCGCAATTAGAATACTTTCTTGTATAATAGTCTCTATCTCGCGCGTATTCTTTTGGTATTGCAAAGGGGATACGTTTTTATCAAATAGATACACGTTTGCATACGTTTTACGTGCAACATGGATATACACCTTATGAATAAAACTGTCAAGTTTCGGAATAGATATATCTATTTTTTTCTGCTTGTTGCCTACGCGAATACACGTTAAGACCTTCAGTTGAATAATATGAACACACGTAATCAGATCTTCTAAATAATTACAGCCACTTCGTTCTATAATTCGCTTACGTTCTTCTTCAATAATAACATTGTTCCATTTTGGGATACGTGACAGCAAGTTTTGGAAAGTCATTAAATATTTATTCGCCTCGTCGTTATC